TGGTGAAAACGTTTTTTATCTGTATGCAGATACAGTTGACGTAGAATACAATTCAACAGATAACTATTTTGGAACTAATCCTGCAGAATGGGATGAAATTATTGATTCAGGAGGAGTAAACTCTTACTCAATAGAAGGATTTCAAGAGCACACAGCAAGTTATACTCTATCTCCATCTTCATATTTTGAAAATTACACATTAGATATTGACGTTCAGGGCTATTGGGAAGACTACATTCCTCTTACATATTTTGCTCAATATATCAAAGACGAAAAAGGCAAAGAGTTATATGACTTAGATTTAATTCAATTTAACATTAATTACCCAGCGCCATCTGTATTTGTTGAAGAAGAACAAACTGGCTCTTGGACTTACAAAGAACTATATGATGAGTATAACATTCCAACACAAAGAACATATTCATCACTAGATAATCAGTTGTTTACTGGTTATTTAAACTATGATGATTTAAAAAATAGAGCGTACAAAAACTATAAGTATGACACGTCAAATGCTTTAGTAAAATCGTATATTACTTTTCAATATATTAAAAATGGTACAAACCTGCCAGAATCAAATTTTATTAACAGCGAAAAACCATCAAATGATTCTTTTGTTGTTCCAGGAGAAAACTGGATTAACACAAAGTATGAAGTAGTTAATAATATGATTATTTACCCACCATCAAATGCAAGAGCACTTGACCTTGCAATAGTAACTCATTTAGATTTTAATGTAAAGGGAATATTAAAGAATAGAGTTAAACTTAGAAACCTTGAGTATGCTTCTCAAGCATTTAACTCAACATCTCCAAACCCTATTGGCACAAGATTTGGCAATGAAATATATCCATACAAAAAGTCTGGTTTCTACTATGACTACAAAGACAGAAACCCTTTTACAATTTATAAGGGCAGTTCTCCATATCTATATCTAACAAGATATACTGGCATAGAGTTAAAGGGTACTTATGATCCACTAATTAACCGTGGTCTTTCAATTCCAATAAATAAAACTATGGCAGAAAATTACAAAGTAATAGCACTACAGACAGCCATAAGGTATGACCAAGATGCATTCCCATATGGTTCAACAGAAATATTTGAGATAAAGTCAAGAAACAGCCACATAAAGTTTTATATGGTAGCCATTCATCCAAGCGGAGAGAGAGCAAAAATTTATGCAATCAATGCAAAGACTGGAAGGCTAGAAGACGGTATATCTTTTTATTGGAATGGCAAACTTGTAAAAGAGCCAGTCATTACAGTAAAAGAATGGGGATTCTTAGGTATATCTTTCCCAAACATCTTAGACTTTAAAAATAGGGTTGGATCAATAAATCTTAATGGACCCATTACGTTCAACACCATATCTTACTACCAGTCTACAAACCTTCAAGAGGTTCAGCAGGTAGAGATTCGACCATGGTTTGCTGTTAAGTATGCAAGCCCACTTACTCTTGAATGGGACTACTGGCAGTCTTCAGCCTTTATTTGGGATGGGGTCTTAGTCTTGGCTTCAAGCAGTTATTACGGAGTAAACCCAGAAACAATATATAAGAGTTATACAGGAACAAATAAGATTATTATTGACACAGACAAGGTGTTTACGGTAAACGGATATGAGTACAACGTATATAAAGGTATAACTTCGCAACAAACCACTGTCGATGCTGTCTAATATGGTATACTTGAGTATATGAACATGCAAGATCCACGTAAAAAAAAGAAAGCATTGCCCAAAATGAAGGGGCAAGTGGGTGAATCCCGTGCAAAGATTATTGAAAAGCACTATGATTGGGGTCTTTATGTTTACAAAAAGGCTAACGGTAAGTGGTTTACTGACGGAACTGGATCAGTTTTAAACATTGAGTCTATGAAGGGCGACATCCTTCAGATTTCAAAACTAAAAGAGGCTGCAAAATATTACGGGGATGAAGGAGATGGAGAATGCATCTTCGTACCAGGACTAACAAGAATTTCAGAAGAAGAGTACTCTGAGCAAAAGCAAAGAATGGCAGAGGGATTAATTCCATCTATGAACGATCTTGGTGCAGTTCAGGCAGCCAAGGACACAATTGCAAAGTATGGAAGTGATGACTAATGAGTGAAGACAAAGAGTTTTTTATTAGAGCAAAGACAGATACGCCACTTCCAGAAGACGATACTTTTACAAAGCAAGATCCATTTAATCAATCTTGGGATGTAGTCAAAGATCTACAGGGACTTGATGCAAATTTTAAAAGAAGAACTTCTCGCCTTATAAAAGGAGAAGCAACACCAGCATATATTGAAAGTTCAAGAGCAGAAAGCACTGGTCGTGATGGAGCAAAGTCTAAAGAGATAAACTCAGGAACTGTATTTAGAAATGCCTATGGACTCTTTGATGTAATCACTCCACCATGGAACCTTTACGAACTTGCAAGTTTCTATGACACATCTTTTGCAAACCATGCAGCAATTGATGCCAAGGTAGAAAACATTGTAGGCCTTGGTTATGAGTTTAAAGTTTCTGCAAGAACAATGCTTAAGTTAGAAGCATCAGAACCAAAGACAGCAGAAAATGCACGTAAGAGAATTGAAAGAGCAAAGATTGAACTAAGCGATTGGCTAGAATCGCTAAACACAGAAGACTCATTTACTACAACAATGGAAAAGGTATTTACTGACTTACAAGCAACTGGCAACGGCTACCTTGAAGTTGGAAGAACAGTTCGTGGAGACATTGGGTATGTTGGACACATTCCTTCTACAACAATGCGTGTTCGTCGTCTTCGTGATGGGTTCGTTCAGGTAATTGCAAATAAGGTAGTTTACTTCCGAAACTTTGGAGCAACAAATCCAAACCCACTTGGAACAGATGCTCGTCCTAATGAAATTATTCACTTCAAAGAATACTCACCTCTAAATACTTTTTATGGAGTTCCAGATATTATGTCAGCAATTGGGTCTCTGCATGGAGATCAACTTGCCTCACAGTACAACATTGACTACTTCCAAAACAAGGCTACACCAAGATATGTAGTTACGCTTAAGGGTGCCAAGTTGTCTGCAGAAGCAGAAGACAAAATGTTTAGATTCCTTCAGACTGGACTAAAGGGTCAAAACCACAGAACTCTTTATATTCCTCTTCCAGGAGATTCTGATACAAACAAGGTTGAGTTTAAGATGGACCCAGTTGAAAATGGAGTTCAAGAGGCATCATTTAAAGAATACAGAAAGCAAAACCGTGATGATATTCTTGTGGCACATCAAGTTCCTCTTTCTAAGATTGGTGGCTCCGACTCTGCAGCCATTGCTGCTGCTCTTTCACAAGACCGTACATTTAAAGAGCAGGTTGCAAGACCAGCCCAAAGAAACCTTGAAAAGATGATCAACAAGATTGTCAAAGAAAAAACAGATATTCTTGAGTTTAAGTTTAATGAACTTACACTTACAGATGAAATTGCTCAATCACAGATTATCGAACGACTCGTCAAGACTCAGGTTATGATGCCAAACGAGGGTAGAGAACTTCTTGGTCTTCCACAGATCGAAGGTGGCAATGAACCATTTGACCCAAAGCCAGAACAAGCAGCAAATGATAATGCAAATAGACAAAGAGACACCGAAAGAACCAACAACCAGTCTGATGGACAAGCCACAGTAAGTGGAAGAAATCCAAAGGGTGAAGGTCGTAAATCTGACGACGTGTCCGATATGTCCAAATAGTGATACTTTAGTAAAAAAGGGTATATAATATAATAACCATGATTATATCAAAAGCGCATTGGAATTCAGATGGTGATAGTATTCGCCTGTCTATGCCTTTAACCAAGGTAGATAAAGAGCGTAGAATCGTTTCTGGTTTTGCATCCCTAGATAATGTTGACAAGCAAGATGACATTGTAACAGCAGAAGCATCTATGTCAGCCTTTGCAAAATTCCGTGGGAATATCAGAGAAATGCATCAGCCAGTAGCAGTAGGCAAGATGGTAGATTTTAAAGAAGACAAGTACTTTGATCCAGAAACAAAGAAGTTCTATAAGGGTGTTTTTGTTTCAGCATACGTTTCAAAGGGTGCACAGGATACTTGGGAGAAGGTTCTTGATGGAACCCTTACTGGTTTTTCTATTGGCGGAAGAATGAATAAGTGGGACGACGCTTATGATGAGAAAGCAGATAAGACAATTAGAGTTATTAAGGAATATGATTTAGTGGAGTTGAGTCTTGTGGATTCCCCTGCTAATCAATTT